TAAATATAGCAATGGTCCCTTATATTTTTTTAGAATATACGTTTATTTCTTTTTGGTTAACAGCTAAGTTTGCAGCAACTCCCCCCACACCACCGACAATTGCTCCATTATTTGGTACTATAGTTTTATTTCCTGGTGTACCTGGTATTTTATCAATTGCGTTTAAAACAGCATTTACATCCAAGGATGCATCAAATGCCGCGTCAATTATAAGTCAAGGTTTTCAATCGCATTCAAAAACAATATCTGGTACGTATTCTGGATTGATTGCAAGTCCAACCGGTCCTATACCATCGCCGCCAATTCCTTGGATCGGTGTTATTTAAATACATCTTAATATTTATTAAAAAAAGGATAAAAATGAATCACGCTGATAAAATATTTTTATATAATAAGTTTAAAACTATTCTAATTACAGAAGGTTCTTCTGGATTAAAAAAATGGTTTAAAGAGAAATGGGTTGATATATCTAGAAAAACAAAATCAGGTAGTCATCCTCCATGTGGTGCATCTGCCGGTAAAAAAGAACGCGGATCAGGAAAACGAAGGTACCCTAAGTGCGTTCCAGCTGCAAAGGCAGCCGGAATGTCAGCAAAACAAAAACGTAGTGCCATTATACGAAAACGTAAACATGGATCAACATCACGTGGAAAAGCAAAATTTGTTTCAACATATTCTAAGAAATAATGCATACAAAAAATAAAATAATATTAATCCTGAGTTTGATTTTATTAATAGGTGGTATTATCGGATATACTGTCTACATGAACATTACCCAAGATGAAAAAATAAAACAAAATCAATGCACCATAGATAGCTTACAAAAATCGTTAACTACTTATAAGAAAAAAAGTGATAGCCTAAGTATAGTAGCCATTACCATGGAAAACTTAATACAAAATCAAGAGGTTAAAGTTGTAAAAGTAAAAGAAAGTTTTATAGTATATAAAACTCCCGAAATAAAAAATAGTTCGGACGCGTATCAATATATAAATAAATTTATCATGGAATAAAAAATGAAGTTGGTTTTTATAACAATAATTACTATATTCTCTTCTATAGGGATGTATTCACAACAATTAGATTCATCCTATTGCTTTTCGCGTAGTGATATACTTTTATTAGCTAATAAAATACAATTAATAAAAGATTCAGTGAGATATAAAGCGGATATTATAAAATCACAAGATTCGTTAATATCGCTATATAAAGAAGGATATTTGGTTTATAAAAATCAACTAGAAAACAAAAATACACAGATATCTCTATTAGAAGAACAAAATATTTTACTAAATAAATCAATTGATTTAGTAAAGCCAAAATGGTATGATAATAAATGGCTTTGGTTTGGAAATGGGGTTTTGGTTACGGCAATTATAGTTTCACTGATTAAATAATGTCATCACAAAAAAATATAAAACAATTAGTACTTGAAGAATACACAAAGTGTGCAAAAGACCCTGTGTATTTTATGAAAAAGTACTGCCAAATCCAGCATCCACAGCGGGGTAAAATATTATTTCATTTATACCCATTTCAAGAACAATCGTTAAAAGAAATAGCAGAGAATGATTATAATATAATCTTAAAATCAAGACAGTTGGGTATTTCAACATTAACTGCTGGTTATGCGTTATGGATGATGATTTTTAATTCGGATAAAAATGTTTTGGTAATTGCTACTAAGCAAGAGGTTGCAAAAAATCTTGTTTTAAAAGTACGAACAATGCATGAACTATTGCCATCGTGGTTAAAAAATCAATGCATAGAAGACAATAAATTGTCACTTCGTTTTAAAAATGGATCACAAATTAAAGCTGTTTCTGCAGCCGCCGATGCAGGTAGATCTGAATCTCTTTCTCTTCTGATTATAGACGAGGCGGCATTTATTGATTATATAGACGAAATATGGGCGTCTGCACAGCAAACTCTTGCTAATGGTGGACGCGCAATCATTTTGTCTACCCCAAACGGAACTGGAAACTTTTTCCATAAAACATGGGTGGGCGCAGAAACAGGCGAAAACGGATTTAATCCAATATTATTGCCATGGACTGTGCATCCAGAAAGAGATCAATCATGGAGAGATAAACAAACAAAATTACTTGGTGAAAAAATGGCATCCCAAGAATGTGATTGCGATTTTATTTCATCTGGTCATACTGTCATAGATGGTTCTATTATACAGTGGTATAATGAAACTTACGTTAAGGAACCAATTGAAAAGCAGGGAATAGATAGTAATTTATGGATATGGGAATACCCTGATTTTACCAAATCGTATATTGTGGTTGCTGACGTTGCCCGTGGAGATGGGCAAGATTATTCTGCATGTCATGTTTTAGATATAGAAACACTAACACAAGTTGCAGAATATAAAGGAAAACTTGATACAAAATCATATGGAAATTTTTTGGTATCTCTAGCTACTCAATATAATGACGCGTTGTTGGTAATAGAAAATGCGAATATAGGGTGGGCAGCAATACAACAGGCAATCGATAGAAACTATAGAAATCTGTACTACTCATACAAAGAGGAGGGGTATATAGACCCAGACGTGCAATTAATGAAGGGGTATGATTTAAAAGATAAATCCCAGATGGTACCTGGATTTACTATGAGTAGTAGAATACGTCCGTTGATAATATCCAAACTGGAAACATATTTCAGAGAACGTTTACCAGTAATACAATCTAAACGTTTAATAGAAGAAATGTTCGTATTTATATGGAATGGATCAAGAGCAGAGGCGTTAAAAGGATATAACGATGACCTTGTTATGTCAATGGGTATAGCACTATGGACTCGTGATTCTGCTATAAAATTAAAAATGGATGGCATGGAATTGACTAAACATGCGTTAAATAATATACAAAAACCATCTGTTGCATATAGAAATGCTGGAAATGCTGATAATTATTGGAAGATGCGTGTTTCTGATAAAGAAAACGAAGATTTATCATGGCTTTTATAAAGGTGAAAAATGTCAATATTTGATAGATTAAAAAAATTATTTAGTTCTCCCGTTATATTAAAAAATGTAAATGGAAGATTAAAAGTAAGTGATACATCACATTATCAATCGAGTGGTAATCCTTATCAAACTAAAGTTATAGATAGATATGGTAGGCTACACGGAACAAAAGGTGCAAACGTAAACCCGTATCACCAATATAATGGATTTAGTGCCGCCCGTCTTGACCTGTATACTGATTATGAAGCAATGGATGAAGATGCAATATTATCGTCTGCCCTTGACATCTATGCAGATGAAACAACGACAAAAAATGAAGAGGGTGATATTTTAGTAATAAACACGGAAAACGAAACAATAAATAAAATATTAAGAAATTTATTTTATGATATTTTAAATATTGAATATAATATTTGGCCATGGACACGAAATTTAGTAAAGTATGGTGATTTTTACTTGTTTCTTGATATAAAAGAAGAGATTGGTATTGTAAACGCATTTCCTATGTCTGCATACGAAATGACAAGGGAAGATGGCGTAAATCCTGGAAACTTATTTGATACTAAGTTTATATATGAGGGTCCGCTTGGCAAAGGTAAATTTGAAAATTATGAAATAGCGCATTTTAGACTGTTATCAGATACTAACTTTTTACCGTATGGAAAATCTATATTGGAGGGTGCTAGAAAACTTTTTAAACAAATAATTTTGATGGAAGATGCTATGATGATCCATCGAGTTATGAGAGCACCTGAAAAAAGAATCTTTAAAATTGATATTGGTAATATCCCACCAAATGAGGTAGATCAATATATGAAGTCAGTTATGAATGAGATGAAAAAAACACCGTTTGTTGATGAAAGAACGGGGCAATATAATCTCAGATATAATATGCAGAATATTTTAGAAGATTTTTATTTGCCAGTGCGTGGACAAAATAATGGAACAGAAATTTCAACATTAAGTGGTTTGCAATATCAAGCAATCGATGATTTGGAATATCTGCGTAGTAAATTATTTGCCGCTTTAAAAATACCAAAAGCATTCTTAGGTTACGATGAAACAGTTGAAGGCAAGGCAACACTTGCAGCAGAAGATATACGATTTGCAAGAACGATTGAACGTATACAGCGTATAATTGAAAGTGAACTGACAAAAATTGCTATAGTACACCTATATGCACAGGGATTTACACAATCCGATCTTATAGATTTTTCGTTAAATCTTACATCGCCATCTATTATTTACGAACAAGAAAAAATTAATCTTTTAAGTAAAAAAATAGAAGTATTCTCAATGGCTACAGAAAACCATGCGTTGTCAAAATGGAACTTGTATAAGAATATATTCAATCTTAGTGAAGATGAAGCGAATGAAGAAAT